AGCCGCGATACCTGGACCTTCTGGCGCAGTCAGCTTTACGACTTCTCGGCGCACAGCGTCACTGCGTCGGCCACGACCATCCAGGCAGCCATGAACAGCCTCTGGGCGAGCCTGGTCCGCGGCACCGATCGCCCGGACCTAATCGTGCTGGATAACAACTACTGGACCTTCTACATGGGCAGCCTGCAAGCCCAGCAGCGGTTCACCTCGCCGGAAACTGGCAACCTGGGCTTCCCGTCGCTCAAGTTCATGGATGCCGACGTTGTCCTCGACGGCGGCATTGGCGGCTTCTGCCCGGCCAACACCGGCTTCATGCTCAACACCAAGTACATCAAGCTTCGCCCGCACAAGGACCGCAACATGGTCGCGCTCGCGCCGAACAAGCGTTACGCGATCAACCAGGACGCGGAAGTCCAGATCCTCGCGTGGGCCGGCAACCTGACCAGCAACGGCGCCCAGTTCCAGGGCCGCTTGCAGGCTTAAACGGCCTCAGTGGTGGGGCTTCACTCGCCTTGGGTGGTTGGTGAAGCCTCCTCCGCCCCATCTGCCGCCCAAGGCGTTTTTTTAGGAGGCCCACATGGCCGTAGCTGATCCGACCTTTTCCCCTGTTTCCGGCACGAAACTGCTGGCGGGGCAATATTCTACCATCACCATTGGGACGGTTACGTCATCGTCCACGCTCTACATCACCACGGACCTAGCCGCGCCCATCGGCACCACGGCACCCTGGGCGATCACTGCGGGCACACTTACGCCCCTTCCGGCCAGTGCCGGGGACATGGTCCGGTATCAGGCCTATGCGGCCAAGGCCGGTGTGACCAACTCCGGCGTCGTGACCTCCAGCTATGGCGGCATCGGGTTCAGTTCCGCAGTCGACGCGGACACGCTCGCGCTGCTCGACCTTGGCGCGTTGAACTACGTCGGCGCGGTCAACCAGGGCATAGGCCTGCAAGGAACTGACGGGACAACGATGTCCACCAGCAACATCGGCACCGTGACCGGAACGCAAATCAATTTCGAGAACGGCACCGCGCTTTAATTAAAAAAATCCACCCACCACAGGAGAGCAAAAATGCTCGATGCTTCAACGCCAACGAACTGGGACGCAGTCTCCGACCCGGTGATTGCCGACAACCCGCGCTTCGCCAACGACTCCAAGCTCTTTGTCCAATTCCATCGCAAGGCTCAACTGCAAAAGGGCGAAAGCGATAAGCAGGGGCGCGCGATCTACAAAGAAGTGGATTACATCAAGATCATGGTGCCGGGCGACAAGACCACCATCATCGACCGCCCGGTCAACTCCATCGACGAAAAACGTTTTGCCGACCGCTACGCCAAATGGAAGGCCGGCGCCGGAAACGTCATGGAGGGCACGCCCATCTCGGCTCTGCCGCGGATGTCGCTCGCCAAGGTCGAGGAATACAAATACTTCGGCATTCATACCGTGGAGCAGCTTGCGAGCGCCGCGGATGTCATCGGCCAGAAGTTCCTCGGATTCGGTGAGGACAAACGCGCGGCCAACGCGTTCCTCGAAATCGCGAAGGGCAACGCGCCCATTGAGAAGATGAACGAGGAACTCAAGGCCCGCGATACGACTATCGCCGCCATGCAGGAACAGATCGCGGCCCTCATGAAAATGATGGAAGGGCAGACGACGCCGGAAGCGACCGCCAAAACCGCTAAGAAATAGCCTAAAATCGGGGGTATCGGGTGGCTTTCCAGATCATCAACGAGAGCACGCTAAGTGCAATCGTTCAGAACGTAGCGCAGCTGGTAAGCTTCCCGACTCCCTCCGATCCGGCGGGGGATCAGGACCCGGCCGTTATTCAGATGGTGCAGGCGGTCAACCGCGCCGGCGCCGACCTGATTGCCATGTACGACTGGCAGGAGCAGACCCGGCTCTACTCCATGCAGATTGTGGCCACCGGCCCCGGCGTCGTGGAGCAGGCCTACGACTTGCCGGAGGACTTCTACGAGTGGATTGACGAGACGCAATGGAATGCGACCAACCGCTGGCCCGCTATCGGCCCGGTGACGCCGCAGCAGTGGCAGCAGCTGATCACGTTGCAGGTTCTGCCGACGCTGTCGTTCTATTGGCAGGTGCGGCAGAACCGCCTCTACATCCTCTCGCCGCCGACAACCGAGCAAACGCTGACGTTCTTCTATCAGTCGTTGGCCTGGGTACGTGACGCGGACCTGAACCAGGAACTTTACAAAAACCGCGCGACCAAGAACGGCGATATCATCCTGCTCGACCCGCAACTGGTGACTCTCTACGCGTGGGTGAAGTGGCTGGAGATGAAAGACTTGGACAGCAGCGCGGCAATGCGCGACTTCCAGATCGCTTACGAAAACCGCGCCGGCCGCGAGAAGGGTGCGCCGGTCCTGTCGATGGTCCGCATGGGCCTGTTCCCGTACATCAACCCGATGAGCAACCTTCCGGTCACAGGGTATGGGCTGACCTAATGCCGCTTATCCCGCTCAAATCCTTCAAGGCCCCGCGGCAATCAGCCGCCGCCCGCGTTGCGTCGCTGGCGACTGTGCCGTCTCCGATTGGTGGCCTTAACTTCGCGGACCCGATCAGCAACATGCCGCTTTCGGACGCGCTGATCCTGACCAACTGGATACCCAAGCGCACGGGCGTGGACCTGCGCAACGGGTATCAGTACATCACCGACCCGGTGGGCGACGATATCGGGTCGATCTTCCCCTACAACGCCTCGGACCCGGCGAACAACAAGCTATTCGCGGCCTACGGCGGCAGCATTTGGGATATCACGGACGGCACGCCGACCGACGAGCAGGTCACGGACTCCACGGATAACCGCTGGAACACGACGCAGTTCGCCAATGGTGCGGGCCTGTTCCTGCTGGCCGTCAGCCCTACTGGGGGATATTGGACCTACGACGGCACTAGCTGGACGGAACAGACCGTTACGGGCTTGCCGGCGAATCCGACCTCTATCGCGGTGTGGAAAAACCGCGTCTGGTTTACGGTAGAGGCATCTTCGACCGTCTATTACCTCGACACCGTCGACGCCATCACCGGGACCGCCGTGGGCTTTGAGATGGGTTCCTTGCTGCGCAACGGCGGATATGTGCGCGGGCTGATAAACTGGACCGTGGATTCCGGGTTCTCCCTGGACGATATGCTGACCGTCGTCGGCTCCGAGGGCGATATCGGCGTGTGGCAGGGAACCGATCCGACCAGCGCGTCAACCTTCGGCCTCAAGGGCGTCTGGTACGTTGGCCCGGTGCCGCGGTATGGCCGGTTTTTCACGGCCTACGGCGGCGATGTGATGATCGTGTCAGAACTCGGCATGGTGCCGCTCTCGCGCCTTGTGTCGGGGCAGTTCAGCGAACTCACGCCGGGGCCGTCGTTCAAAGTGCAGGCTGTTCTGTCTCCGCTGATCCGCACGCTGCGCAATGTGCCGTCCTGGGATGTGTTTATTGTCCCGTCCTCGGATGTGCTGGTGATCAAGCTCCCGGCCAACCACAACACCTACACGCAGTACGCGATGAACGTAAATACCGGCGCCTGGTGCACGTTCTCCGGCCTGAATATGGAATGCTCCTGCCTTCTCAACGGCCAGCTTTATTTCGCGACCGACGATCAGCGCGTGTGCAAGGGGCTGTTCGGTGAATACGATGCGGTGCCGATTGAGGGCGGCTTGGGTTCTCCCATCGACGGGGAAATACAGACGGCATTCAATGCTTTCGACGCGCCGGGCCGTCTCAAGAAGTTCTCCATGGCACGCCCGATCTTTATCGCCCGCATCGCCCCGTCGTTCATGACCAGGATCAACACGCAGTACAGTTTCAGCGCGCCGGTCGGTGCGCCCGCGTTTTTCGACGGCACTAGCAGCTTTTGGGATGACGCGCAGTGGGATCTGGCGCGGTGGTCCGCCGGGTCGCGCACGTTTGAGAAATGGGTGGGCGTCAACGGTCTCGGATATTATGGCGCGCTCCGAATGCGCACCCGTGCGCTTGGTGGCACTTCCTTTGCGAGCTTCCACGTAATGACGACTGCGGGCGGGTTTATGTAATGGGCATGTTTGACTCAGCAGGTGGCGGTTCCGCGCTGATCTCCGCGCTTCGCGGCGCGTCCAACAGCACGCCCGGCCTGGATAGCCTCAACAGCAGCTTCGCGGGCGCGGTCCAGAACAGCGGCATGAACGCCGCGGACTTCGCCAAGACGCCGCAGGGAATGGCCTACCAGCAGCAGGTCTTGGCCGCGCTTGGAGGCCTCACCAACAGCAACACCATTGACCGGCAGCTTACCATGGCGCAGGGGCAGACCGGCGACGGAACCGGCCTCGGCGGCTTGGCAATGCAGCGTGTGAACGCCCTCCGCGCGCGAAAGGACCAGCTATTCGGCTCCGGCCCGCAGACCGTGAACACTCCCTGGGCCAAAACCCAGGAAGGCGGTGAGCTTGTGCTGCCGACGCATGGCGGTGCGCCTGCGCCAGCGCCCACCCCAACTCCGGCCCCTGTTCCAAGCCCTCTGCCCACTCCGACGCCAACCCCGGGGCCGACGCCTACTCCACAGCCGACACCCACGCCAACTCCGACCCCGCAACCCACGCCAACGCCCGAGCCTACGCCAACGCCGGCACCTCAGCCGCAACCTCAGGCTGGTGGATCGTGGCAGATGGGGCCGACCGGGGATGTCATTTTTGTACCGGCTCAAGGTTCCTCCGGTGCGCAGCCCACGCAAGGTGGCGGCGGGCACTACGTCATGGGACCGACCGGCGATATCGTTTTTGTGCCGGGTTAGGCCGTGATCGTCTTTGGCCGCGCCGACACTGAAATTGCGAACTGGCTTTGCAGCAGGATCGAGGTTGCGCCGACACGGAACCTGCGCTGCATCGGCCACGTAAACGCAGACGGCAAGACCATCGGCGTGGTGGGATATGATAACTGGACCGGCACCAGCGCGCAGGTCCATCTGGCGGGCGAAGGCATCTGGCTGACGCGGGAATTCCTCTATCACGCCTTTAATTTCGTTTTCGGCCAGGAGAAGCTAAACCTTATCATTGCGGTGATCTCGTCGGGGAATAAGCAGTCCCTCCGTTTCACCAAACACATGGGGTTCACTGAACTGACGAGGATCGTGGGGGCGCACCCCGAGGGCGATCTTGTTGTGCTAGAACTGCGGCGTGAAAACTGCCGCTTTTTGGAAAAAGTAGATGGGCAAACAAACTCCCGCTGCGCCTGACTATGCAGGCATTGCGAATCAGCAGGCGGCAGCCTCGAAAGAGAACCTGACGCAGCAGGATTATGCGAACCGGCCGACGCAGAACACGCCATTTGGTAGCGTGAACTGGACGCCGACGACCGCGACTGACCCCACCTCAGGGCAGCAGGTCACGAAGTGGACACAGGACACGACGCTGCCATCCAATGTGCAGGACGCGCTGAATTCCCAGGTCAACACGCAGCTTGCCCGCAGTGATCTCGGGAACGCGCTGACCGGCCGCGTTGCCAGCGATCTTTCGCAGCCGTTCGACTGGTCGAACCTGCCGGCCATGACGTCCAGCGGTACGCCGGGCCAGTTGCAGACCTCCGCGACAGACTACACCCCAGGCCTGCAAACCGCTTACAATTTCGGTGGCGCGCCCGCGGCGCCGACGTACGACACCAACTACCGCGACAGCGTGGCGCAGTCACTGATCGAGCGGATGCAGCCGCAGCAGGACTACGCCCGCAAACAGGCGGAAACGCAGCTTTCCAACCAGGGCTTCAAGGTGGGCACTGAGGGATACACCCGCGCGCTTGCGGACCTCGGACAGCGTCAAAGCATGGAGCGGTACAACGCGTTCGACACGGCGGGCAACGAGGCCCAGCGTATGTTCACAAACCAGATGGCCGCGCGCCAGCAGGGCGTTGGCGAAGCTACCTCGCAGGGTAATTTCAACAACCAAGCGCTCGGCCAAGCGGGGCAGATGGACCTCGCCAATATGGGCGCAAACAATTCCGCCGTCGGCTCGCAGTTCGGCATGAACTCGCAATACGCCCAGCAGCAGAACCAGTTGCGGCAGCAGGCCATTGCCGAGCAGGCTCAGCAGCGCGGGATGTCGCTCAACGAGATCAACGCGCTCATGACCGGCCAGCAGGTGGGCATGCCGCAAATGCCGACGTTCAGCCAGGCCGGTATCTCGCAGACGCCTGACCTTATGGGTGCGGCGCAGAACACCTATCAGGCGAACCTCAACTCTTCGAACGCATCAAACGCGGGAATCGGCAACCTGTTCTCCGGTGCCTCCGGTCTGGCATCGGCCTTCATGTTCAGCGACCGCCGCCTGAAGCGCAATATCCGCCGCGTCGGCACTCACCCCTGCGGTGTGGGGATCTACGACTACGAGGTTATGGGCTACCGTCAGCGCGGCGTGATCGCGCAGGAACTCATGACCGTGCGG